CATCATCAAGGAATGTTTGTTCCTCTTGATTAACAGTTCCTTCTACAACTTTCATGGCACAAGATGAACAAGCACCTGATCTACATGATGATTGATGATCTAAACCTGCTTCTTCTAATCCATCTAAAATAATAGTATCTTCACCACACTCAAATGTTTCTTTTGACCCATCTGGTGACTGAAGTGTAATGGAATATGCCATGTTTAATATTACGACTCAATGTATTTATTTTACACTGACTTGTAAGATTTGACTACTTGTGTTGATTTTCTCAACTGTTCTAATGCTGACAATAGTTCAGGAGTTTCTTCCCATTCCCAAATTTGATTGTGTTGGGGATTCTTCTTCTCAATAGTATGTGTTTTTA